CCAAAACCCATCCTTGAAGCCAAAGTTGCCCAATTAGTTTGTGATTTGCTTGAAGGCAAGCCGCACCCTATCATATTCTCTGATTCACTGAAAGATGAATTAAGACCATTAGATAGAGTGGAGGCTTGTAAAACAAGACTTTTCTCTTCCGCTCCGATTGAAGTTCAAACATTGCTTCGTGCTTTGTTTTTAGATATGATTGAAGGCATTGAGCTTTCTCATCTCGACAATCCCATTTCCCTCGGGATTAATCCTCAATCGTCAGAGTGGAAGACTCTGTTTCACAGACTATTTCCTACTGAATACCATAAAAATCATGTCTTTGCTGGTGATATAAAGGCACAAGATGCTTCCGCTACCACAGATATGATTGAATGTTTTATCCAATCAGTCTGTGGTCGGTATGAGAGACTTGATACCATTGGGTCATTTGAATTGATGTCAGGTCTGGTTTTAACTATAGCCCAGAGAGCACATATTCGTAAGCGTTTATTAGAAGAAATTCTAACTAATGCACAACATGTGTTTTTTGATCTATTGTACCAGACCGATCGAACAAATCCCAGTGGTTGGTTTCTCACTTCCACTTTCGCTAGCTGTATGACAGCTGCCGCCCTTCTTTATTCTTGTTATAAATATTCTCGAAATATTCTCAATATTGATCGTCCTCTTGCAGACATTTATAAATCATGTCCTTTCTCAGTATTTGGCGATGACCACATCCTTACTCATGACCCTTCTTTAGAAGGATTGGGTATGGGTGCAATGGCCGCCTACTTTGAAGAATTGAATTTTGATTATACCTATGGTAACAAAGATATGGTTATTTGTAAATTGGTTGCGTATGAACCTTATTTATATGCAACTAATGGTCCCCAAGAATTTCATTATTCAGAAATTGAATTCCTCAAACGAAAGTTCGTTGTGCACCCTGAAACTCAAAGTGTTCATGCTCCGCTTCCATTAGAACTTATAATGGATATGACCAATTGGTGCACTACATCACTCCCTATAACTGAAGCTACCTCAGCTAGTTGTATGGGTGCGATTCAAGAATTGTACCATCATGGTCCTAAAGTGTTTGCAGAAAACTCAAAGTTAATCTTCACTGAACTTCGTAGAGCGAATATCCCATTTCCCCGTATCACTTACACTGATCTGTATGCCCGTTTCCATGGCATGTCTACTAATTTTAAACCTCCCCAATATATTACTGGTGTGTATCCTGTTATTCAAGGAAACACCAGAAAACATATTCTCCCACCTATTTGCGAATCTAAAGATGAAATCCTTCAGGTTCGTACTATACCTCCTCGTCCCCAAGTAACTCCACGTTTGAATACCTTGCAATTACTTGGTGATATTTTCCCACAAATGCCCAATGGTAGAGTTGATTTGTCTCGTGCTCACGAGATAATTCCAAACTTACAACACCGTGCAAATATGAGAATTGATCATCAACCCC